AAAGCCGCCTCGAAACGGCGTTCAGCCTCGGCATCAGGTTCAAAGTCATCCCGAAAATGAAAGTTGCTGACGGTATCAACGCTGCCAGAGTATTGATACCTAAATGCCACTTTGATCGTGATAAATGCGCTGAAGGCGTAGAAATGCTGAAACAATACAGGCAAGAATGGGATGAACGTAGAAAAATCTTTAGGGATCATCCAAGGCATGACTTCACGTCTCATGCTGCGGATGCGTTTAGGTATCTGGCTGTTGGGCTGGAGAATAGGCAAGCTGCTGTTCGTCCACCGCAGAAAGTGGCAGTCAATGAATATAATCCCTTCACGATATGACAAAAGAAGACATAGAGGACATAATTTATCTAATAAGATCAAGCGATTACCATAACTGGTGGGGAAAAGAATACTTTACTGATCTAATCAAAACACCATACAGTTTAGGTCAATATGCAGTGATAAGAGAAGGATACACGCCAATATGTTTTGCAACATGGGCATTCCCCAGTGACAATCAGGTAAAAGAGTATTTGTTAGATCACAAATTTCCGGCAGAGGGGTTTTATGGAAAAGGCAAAGATCCTTGGATAATTGATTTCATATCTGTTGGTGGAAGACGCAACACAGCATTAGGTTTTAGAAAATTAAAAAGTATGTTATCTAAGAAAGGTTATTGTCAGGCGTTTTGGTTTCGCACCGAAACATCTAAGCTTGGTTTTCACGATTGGAGTTAGTCATGGGTGGTGCAGCAAAAAGAGTTAAAAGAGCAGCGAGACAACTTACTAAAGGCGTTGGCACGGTGGTTGAAACAGTGATCGAAGATCCTGTAAAAAAGATTGGCAAAGAAAGCTTTGATATTGTTGCTGGCACTACAGACGAAGAACGCAGAGCGATGCTTGGTGAAATGCCTGACATGACACCAGAAGTTACCCCAGAGGTAACGCCAGAGGTTGTGCCTGACGATGACACGCTTATGGGCAGAGGCACAAGGCGCACAAGGAATCTAAAGCGTTCTGGTGGGGCTGGCACTCTCATGGAAGGCTACGGCGTTGCTTTTGCCAAGCCTAGCCCTAAAGCACCGACAGGGAGTGGGTAATGGGATTTCTTAAACCAAAAGTTTACATACCACCAGCGCCACCACCACCACCGCCACCATCACAGGCAGGTGAAGAAGACACACAACGCGCAGCGGCGTTGGCTGATGAGGCAATGAAAAAGCAAAGAAAGAAAAAAGGTGCTGGGTCTACCATAGTTGCTGGCGCACTAAGCGAAGATCAACAGCAGACATCATCAGGCGGCACACCAACTTTATTGGGGTAAATCATGCACATGAACAGCATCAAAGAATTGATCGCACGATACGATCACCTCAAAACTCAGCGTGACAACTGGAACAGTCACTATCAAGAGTTGGCTGATTACATGCTTCCTAGAAAAGCTGACGTTGTTAAAAGTCGCTCTAAAGGCGATAAGCGCATGGAACTTATCTTTGATGGCACAGCACTGCAAGCTGTAGATCTTCTGTCCTCAAGCCTTCATGGTCTTCTTACAAGTGGTGCTGCCCCTTGGTTCCATCTTGATATGAAAGATGAAAACATTGGGCGTGATGATGATGTGCGTGAATGGCTACAAGATACAAGTCAACGGATGCTTAGAGCGTTTGATCAGTCAAACTTTGGCACTGAAGTGCATGAGATGTATGTTGACCTTGTTGTGTTTGGCACAGGCTGCATGTTTGTTGAAATGGAAGAAGACGCGCTAAGATTCAGCACCCGGCACATATCAGAGTTTTACATACAAGAAAATCAGTTTGGTATGGTTGATACAGTGTTTCGATCATACAAATCTCCCGTGCGTCAGGTGGTGCAAAGGTTTGGCATAGAGAATGTAACAGACTACATAGCCAAAAAGAACCAAGACAAGCCTGATGAAGAAATAGAAATTTTGCACGTTGTGATCCCTAGAGAGGACAGAGACAAGACAAAAGTTGATAACAAAAACATGCCGTTTGCATCAATCTACATTGATATGCAATCGTCAGCTATGCTTTCTGAAAGCGGTTTCCAAGAGTTCCCGTACATTGTTCCACGATATTTGAAGGCAACTGGTGAGACAATGGGGCGTTCCCCTGCGATGGTTGCGTTGCCTGATGTCAAGATGTTGAACTTGATGTCTAAGACAATCATTCAAGCTGCTCAGAAACAAATAGATCCTCCCTTGCTTGTTCCTGATGATGGGTTTCTGTTGCCCATTAGAACGCAGCCGGGGGGATTGAACTTCTTTAGAAGCGGTAGCAGAGACACGATCACACCGCTAAACACAGGCGCAAACATACCAATCGGTATAAACATGGAAGAACAGCGCAGAGGTGCTATCAGATCTGCGTTCTTTGTTGACCAGCTTCTTACAGGCGGTGGGCCTAACATGACCGCTACAGAGATCCTGCAAAGGCGAGAAGAGCAACTTAGAGTGATCGGCCCAGCCCTTGACAGACTGAAGAATGAAATGCTGCGTCCATTGATTGATCGTGTGTTTGCCTTGATGCTACGCGCTGATATGTTGCAAGAAGCACCAGAAATACTGCAAGGGCGTGATGTTGATATTGAATACATCTCACCGCTTGCTCGCGCACAAAAATCAAGCAGTCTCAACAGCACAATGAAGGCATTGGAAATACTGATGCCACTTGCCCAGATGCTTCCTGTTGGAGATCACATAGATCCAGATGGATTGGTAAGGCACGTCACTGAATCTCTTGGCGTTCCTAAGACAACCCTAAAGTCTGAGGCTGAAATCCGGCAAACAAGACAGGCTAGGGCTGAAGCAGAACAACAGCAAGCAGAGGCTATGCAAGAGTCACAAGATGTGCAAGATGTAGCGCAGTTGGCTCAAGCTAGTAGAATGATAAGCAAGTGAACAAAGAAATAGAAAAGACAAAAGATCTTTACAGACAGACCTTTAACACAGACAGTGGATCTAAAGTCTTAACTGATCTGGAAGCTAGGTGTAACTATAAGACACTTAGCTATGTTGCTGGCGATGCCAACGCAACAGCGTTTGAAGAAGGCAAGAGAGCCGTAATTCTTCATATCTACAACATGATAAGAGAGGAGTCATAATGTCATTAGAAAACGCCGAACAGGTAGCCCAGCCAGAGGCAACCCCTGCACCAGCGATTGAAACGCCAGCAGAGGTAGCATCAGGTGGGTCTGGTAACGAGTTTTTGAGCATGATACCAGAAGACTTGCGAGAGCATCCAAGTCTTTCACCTATTAAAGATATTCCAAACTTAGCTCGGTCATATGTTAATCAGTCCAAGTTGCTTGGTGCTGATAAGCTGCCGTTGCCAGCAAATCCAACAGATGAGGATCTCGACAGGATTGCTGACAGATTGGGAAGGCCAGAAGCTGCATCAGGCTATGAGATAGCTGTAGATGGCAACATCATCACAGAAGATGTCGCGCAAGATTTTGCACAGATGGCTCATTCTCAAAGGCTTACACCATCACAAGTAGACGGTGTTTTGAATTATTATAAAGACCGCGTTGAAGGAACTGTAAAAGCAGATGCGGACAAAAGACATCAATCACAGATAGATGCCAGCAACCAACTCAAAGCAGAGTGGGGATCTAACTATGACAAGAATGTTGAGTTAGCTATGGGGCTTGCAGAAGAGTTGTCTGATACTCAGGCAATCACAAGGATTGTTCTTGAAGATGGAACAAACTTGGGCGATCACCCTGAGTTTATTAAAGCATTTGCAAAATTCGCTGAGTTTAAGCAATCTGTAACAAGTGAAGATACTGTTGCGGAAAAGTCACAGGTCAATCATATGACAAAACAAAATGCACAAGCTGAGATAGATTCTATCATGCGTGGGCCTGATTACACCAACCGCAAAGACCCCGTGGCGCGTGATCGTGCTGTTCAAAGGGTTCAAGAGTTAATGGAAGTCGTGCATGGTTGACGGTTTGACAACAAAAGAGATTAGGCTGGAATGTTTGCGACTAGCTGTTGAAAATGGTACAAGTCGTGATATGATACAGCCTCATCTACTCGCAGATGTTTACTACGAGTGGGTGATGCAGGGTAGCGATGGCAATCGTCCTGCTGACAATCGGAAAGACGAAGGCCACAAGAAGGCCAAAAATTCTAGGAGTGTCCGCGCTGTCGGGTAGCAGTCTGCAATCAAATGTCATTAGGTAAAAGGAGACAGAGATGTCTATTGAAGTAACCACGGCATTTGTCCAGCAATATTCTGCAAACGTGCAGATGTTATCACAGCAAAAAGGTTCCCTTTTGCGTGATGCTGTGCGTGTAGAAAGCATGACTGGCAAAAATGCCTTCTTTGACCAAGTGGGTAAAGCGACAGCACAAAAGCGTACAACGCGCCATGCTGACACTCCCCAGATTGATACACCTCACGCAAGACGTAGGGTGACACTTGTGGACTACGAATATGCTGATCTTATTGATGAGCAAGATAAAGTCCGTATGCTTATTGATCCAACCTCTGCCTATGCTCAAGCAGCCGCTTTTGCTTTAGGCCGTGCGATGGACGATGAGATCATCTCAGCAGCTTTGGGTACAGCATTTACTGGTGAGACAGGCAGCACATCAACTGCGCTTCCTGCTGGTCAGCAAATTGCGGATGGTAGTGCAGATTTGACTGTTGCAAAACTAAGGACTGCTAAAAAGACCTTAGACCTTGCGTCAGTTGATCCGTCAATCCCACGCTACATAGCTGTAGGCCCAGATCAGATTGAAGCATTGTTAGGTGATACAAACGTCACCAGCAGCGACTTCAACACGGTCAAAGCTTTAGTACAAGGTGAGGTAAACCAGTTCATGGGCTTCACCTTTATCGTGTCAAATCGTTTGTCAAAAGCTGGCAACATCCGTTCATGTTTCGCATGGGCAGAGGATGGTCTTGCTCTGGCGATTGGTAAAGATGTGATGGCAAGAATAGATGAGCGTTCCGACAAAGGTTACGCAACGCAAGTCTACTATTGCATGAGCATTGGTTCCACTCGCATGGAAGAAGAAAAAGTTGTCCAGATTGACTGTGACGAATCAGCGTAAGGAGTGGTAAATTATGACTACGAAAAATTCAGATCTTGTAGCTAATTTTGAAGCCTCTCCACAGGTTGCCAACGACAGTCAAGAGTTACACGGTGTTCTGCGTGTTGCTCAAGGCACGGTTGCGTTAGCTGCTGGTGACAGCACCGACAATGATATTGTCATGCTGGCTCCAATCCCAAGTAATGCCTCTATCACAGCCATACAGGTTGCGGCAGATGCGCTTGGCGGTAGCTGCACATTCAATGTTGGCATCTATCAGACAGACGGAACTGTTGTAGACGAAGACTTCTTTGCAACGTCAGTTGCAGATGGAACTACAGCGGTTGCGGATCTGAGGACAGAGGCAGCAGACATCAACACGATTGGTGCGAAACTGTACACAAATGCAGGAGCGTCAACTGATCCGGGTGGATATTATTACATAGCCGCTACATTCAATGCCACTGGTGGCACTGGTGGCGATATGTCGTTTATCATCCACTATGTTGTAAACTAAAGGATTGAGAGGGCGGTGCAAGCCGCCTTCTCTTCTATGGCAGGGGGTTACTTCCGAACACCCCCTACCACCATTTAGGAGTTTGCTATGGCATCAGTGGTTGACTTGTGCAACAGAGCGTTGGACTTGCTAGGCGCGGCAAACATAACTGCGCTGACTGAGAACTCAAAAGAAGCTAGATTATGTAACGGCAACTTTGATGATGTCAGAGATGCTGTTTTGCGTTCTCACCCTTGGAACATAGCAATCACAAGAAAAGCGTTGCCAGCCGACTCAAGCACCCCGGCGTTTGGTTTTTCATTTCAGTTTAGTTTGCCTACAGACCCATTTTGTTTGCGTGTCCTGTCATTTTGGAACAGCAATGTAAACAACGATGTGGCCGCGTATGACAGCAATGTGATGTTTAAGATTGAAGGCCGAAAGGTTTTATCAAACGAGGACACATGCAATATCATTTACATAGGCCGCATAACTGACACCGAACTATATGATAGCCTTTTGAACAAAGCCATATCAGCGCGTCTAGCGGCTGAGATTGCATACAATATTACAGGTAGCAACTCTGTCGCGCAAAACATGCTTGCCATATACGAAGCGCGTCTCAAAGAAGCCAAGGGCGTTGACAGTATGGAAGGTTTCCCAGAGCAACCACAGGCAGACGACTTCACGAACATTAGGTTGTAAAACATGGCGCGTGTCTCCACCATAATCACCAACTTTAGAACTGGTGAGATATCGCCGAAACTTGAAGGCCGTATTGATCTACAAAAATACAACGAGGCCGTACAAACTCTCAACAATATGCTTGTGTTCCCATCTGGCGGTGTGACTCGCAGACCGGGTTCGTTTTTCGCTGGGCGTTCAAAAGATGGCGGCAAAGTGAGACTTATAAATTTTGAGGTTAGTGACGAACAGGCATATGTGCTTGAGTTTGGTGCAACATACATCAGGTTTTACAAGGATGGTGGCATACTAACAGAGGCCACAACAAACATCACTGGCATCACTCAAGCAAACCCAGCAGTTGTGACATCCGCGTCACACGGTTTAAGTGACGGTGACAGAGTGTTCATCAAGTCTGTTGTTGGTATGGTAGAGGTAAACAACTTAGAGTTTACGGTTGCAAACAAAACAACAAACACCTTTGAATTATCTGGCATCAACAGTAGTGCGTTCACGGCGTATTCAAGTGGCGGCACTGTTGGAAAAATAGTTGAGGTCACAACCACATACTCAGTGACAGACATATTTGAAATCAATCATGCACAATCTGCTGATGTATTGTTTTTGGCACACAAAGATCACGAACCAGCAAAGCTGACAAGAACCACTGCAACCAGCTTTACGCTTGCTGACATTGATTTTACAGATGGCCCATATCTTGATGAGAATGAAACAACCACAACTCTGTATGCCTCTGCAAACACTGGAAGCGTAAGCATAGTTGCGTCTGCAAATTTATTTTCAG